AGTAGTGTAGTAAACCTACCGATCATCGTATCCAATGATTTGAATAAATTAGTTTTAAATACTTCAAATTGCGGGCTTTCTAGGCCCACAAATTGTGAATCATTTTTTTCGTCGGTAGAATTTGATTCGGAGCGAGGCGTATCGCTTGGTTTGGGAAGAGCCATCACGCAGACCTAGGCAATGTGGTCGAAGCTTTGTCATGAGCCTTCACTATATCAGCAACATTCAAATTACGTGCATTCAAACGACGATCAGCATACGATTTTGGAGAAGACTCGACTGTTTGTTGAGCCTCGGTTTTAGTGTTTTCAGTTACATTAATCTCAGGTGCGGGAGATGGCGGCTCAGACGGAGGATTAGCCGCAGTCCGCTGAGGCGCGGGTGCCGTCGGCTTGCCCTCGTTGAATGTTCCATCTCTCATGTATTGATTATAGTATCGAGTCTTCAGTCCCCAGCCGAGAGTACTCCCTCCCACGGCCGCTAATTGTTGCTGAAATGATCCCAGTCCGCCGGGGCGCCGCTGCATATATGCTACTGAAGCTTTTGCTGCTATATATGGGTCGAGCATGAGATCCGGATTGCTTACGAGATCGACGCCAATAGCTTGACCTATATCCTTATAGTTTGCTTTTCCTGTTAACTGGATAAAGCCTTTGCCGCGATAATTCCATCCATCACCAGGGTTATCATTTCCCAAGTGGTGGGCCGCTTTATTTTGTGTTCCTACGCCATATACTTCTTCGGCGAAGTGTTTCTCACCTTTTGCGACGATAGCGTCCCAGCCACCTTTTGGCGTGTACTTAAATGTTTTAAAGGCGCCCACACTGTCGTATCTCATATCTTCAGGTATTGCCTGAAATCCACTTTCACCCTTAATAATTGCAGCAAGTCCGGCTCGTTGACTATTTCCTCTCAGGCCCATTTCATCCATTGCTCGTCTCATTATCTCTTCATTTCCAGTCTGGCCCTTCTGCCCGCTATGCGCTTGACTAATGAAAATTTCATCTCCTCCGGCAGGCGGTGTCGTCTGCTGTCCGCTTCCTCCGGGAGGCGGTGACGACGGCAGCGGTATATTTCCTGGTATCGATCTGCGTTGTGTCGGTGTTCGAGGCGTCGGCGGCTGTCCGCTTCTTCCGGGAGGCGGTGGCGGTTGTACGTTTCCTCCGGGAGGCGGTGACTGCGGTTTTGTAAGCTCCGGTTGCGGCTTTGGAGGCGCCGGCTGTACGCCTTCTCCAGGAAGCGGTGACGGCGACGGTGATGCCGCCATGGCATTTTGCTGCGGTACATCGGTTGGCTTTGCCGATTTCGGCGGGGCTGGTGGTTTTTGTACGTTAAATCCAAAAAATTCTCGAATCGAATTAAAAAATCCCAACTGCTTCTCTTCAATTGCATCTGTCTCATCTTTTATTTCCTTAATTTCGGCAGATGCATTCATATCTTCAATGTCTAAAAGTGTGGGAGTTTCAATTTCATTGATATTTTCTTCTGCGGGCCCAGCCGGAATATCGTCTAAATTCAAGGCTTCGGTCGAATCTATTTCAGGCTCAGGTTTAGGTGTAAGCCCTAATATATCTAAAAATCCCTTACGTAAGTTGTCGAATATTTGACTTATTTCCGTAGACAGATATGTTGCCAATGCGCCGGCGGCGAATGTTATACCGGCAAGCGCAACAGTCGGTGTGGGAGATTTTGCCTTCGTATTATCTTCTTTGGATATATTCTGAGTTTTCTCGATATTTGCCTCTTGATCTGCACGAGCATCAGATTTCTTGAATGCAATTATAGTTTCCAGATTGCGACTAATCTGTTGCATTTTTTTGAATGGAGTAATGCTCTTGCTAGATTCTGGCACAACAATCTCTACGGGTACTCGGCAAATGGCGACGGCGGCGGATTACCTCGCGAGGCAGGGACGACGGGTAATACATTATTATTCTGAATCACAGCATTATTCGTATTAATCACAACATTAGTAGAAGTCGATTGATCTGTTGGAGGGACCGGAGGTGCTGGCTGAATCGATGACTCGAAGTCGCTATATTTGTAATCGCGATCTGATGAAGATGAAGAGGCCGAAGGTAGCCGCTGCAGATTCGTTGATTTTGCTTTATTTTGGGCGTCTTTCAGAGTGTAATCGGCGGCGGTCGGCTTTCCGGAGGCTTTTTGCTTTATTTTGTTGGTCTGGAGAAGCTTGTTCACGTGGAGAGCAGTATGGAGTGCCTTGTGGTCACCGAAGTCGCTATGTTTGTAATCTGGAGCTGGCGTAGCGGCGGGCTTGGCGGCGGGCGCTGGCGGCGGCGCTGGCGTCGCGGGCTTGGCGGCGGGCTTGGCGGCGGACTCGGTCGCGCGTTTTTTAATCCTATTGATCTCAGCAACTAAGTTGTCCCTCTGTTCTTGGTTTATGTGCTTATGCCTATACAGGTCGTTGGCCGCCTCCGACATCCGTTTGGCTAGCACGCCGAGCTCCTTGACGTAATTTTCGCGCATCCCGGCTGCACCGGAAGGATCACGTCGGGCGGGGTCAAGGACGGCGAGACGATTGTTGGCGTACTCGTTAAAGTCCTCTAATGCTTCTTTAAAGATCCGAGCTCGCGCTTGCTCTGGAGGCTCTATGTTGTTGAAAAATTCGCCTAGTTTTTCGAAATCACCACCGAAGTATTTGAACACTTCCTTTAAAAGCTTCTCGCCCGCATAAGCGCCAAGCATACTTACTCCGATCATAGTGAGAATGCCTGCGCCGGCGCCGGCGGCGCCGCCGATAAGAGCCCCAGGTACCGCGCCGACGCCGGCGAAAAATGCACCAGCAACGGCGCCACCGGCCGTCGCCGCCTTCGCTATTATGCCGGCCAACGAGGAACCTATGGCTAAGCCGATGGTGCCGCCTATAAGTGCTCCCAGGTTTGAAATTATGATTTCTCCTACCTTTTTGTTGTGCTTTTCTTTGTCTAGATCCCCCCTTTCCAATTCTTCGTCAGCCTTAGCGATTTCAATTACGGTATTGACAGATTGAGCGATGAGATTTATTCCGGGTAATTTGGCGAAATAGCGTAGTAGCTTCATGCCCGTACCTTTTCCGTTGGCCAGCAGTTCGGCGGCGGTCTTGCCGATCTGAACCGCGCCGGCCTTCTTAGCGGCCGCGGCCGCCGCGACAGCCTTCGCAGCGGCGGGACTGCTCTTAAGCAACGCTTTCAGTGCTGCCGAGCCAGCAGGAACTATTTTCAACAACATTTTTCCTAGAGATTCAAGTGCCTTAGTGGCCATCTTTACTATAAAATTCTTCACGCTGCCTAGTTTCTTAATTATATAATCTTTAGCCGCCGTGAAAGCATTCTTAAAAAATTTACCTATACTCTTACCAACTTCTTTTAGAGCGTTGGCAATTTTTGGAATAAGATTCTTTACAAATTTAACTAATTTCAAAAATAAGTTCTTGACTTTAGTAATCATTCTCCATAAGCTTCTAAATATGCTTTTTATTTTATTTACCACATTCATGAATAATCGTTTTAGCGCATTCCATAGGCGCGTAATCATTCCGATTATCTTCTTAAGTATCATAGTCAGCGGAGCAATAAGGTATTTCATTGCTAGGCCCGATAGGAGCCCGAGAAGAAAACCAACACCAAAACTTGAGGACTTGTCTTTTTCGGGCGCAGCTTCTTCGACTGGAGATTCTGCGGGCGGAAGAAGATTAGGAGCAATAGGTTTACTTAATTGCAATTTACCTAGAAGATCAATGATCGTATCGAGTTTTCGAAATACAACGATCTTGAAATTTTTGAAATTTTCGAGTGATGTTGCAAACTGTACCGGGCTGCCGTCGGGCAAAGAATCGGCAGAGCTTTCTTTTTTCCTTTTGCTCATATCAAAGTTGCGTGCCAGGCCTCGAGCGATTCTGTATCCTTTTGATACCGCCCGATAGCCCATATCACCAGAGCCTATATTGCTGACGAATCTATCCTTAGCGCTCAATAGCGACCGACCGAGCATTCGACCTGGATCTATTCTTCTGATAAAATTCATAGAGCTTCCACGGCCAGAATTTCCCGTCGACCTCCTGCTTCCGCTCATCATTTTACCTAGACTTGAAATCGCCATATATTATACTCTTATCTGCGATAAGACACACCTTAAGTCACTTAACGCATGATATATCGTGTCATATCAATATGATTTCATTTATTTATGATAAAATTCATGATTATTGACGCTGAGCCGCTTCCTCTTTCTTCTTTTCTAGGTAGGCAAGAAGCATATTGACATATAGCTCACGTTCCCATGGTATAAGACTTTCTACTTCAGATAAACTCCATTTATGATATTGCATCAATGAAAAGTTCATTTCATAGTAGTTTTTTAGCGTGTTATGAGCGCACGCCATTAAAAAAATTCGGCAACTCCATCAAATGTTACCTTATCGACCTGCTTGCAACCGCCACAAGTATATTCAATCTCATGGCTTAATTTTGGCATTGACTCGAAAAACTTGGTGATTCGTTCATACTGACCAGTGTTCATCGATTCAATAAATTCTATACCTTCTTCCAAGGTGTCTGGTGGGAAGACATTTTCAGCATCATAGACATACTCGATGCATGAAGCCATGAGAGCAAGTTCATTCTTTTCGTTGTTGGTCAATTGTCGAATGCTATCGATAGTCGGGTATTTCATCTTTAAGCCAAGCTTGTCATCGATCATGAATTTATCGACATGATGCTCATTGCGCTTTACCTTTACCTCATCGAGCTTGATTATTACTTCTGTTGCATGATCGCACTTGACACCTTCACGATTTACACCTCCGCGATGACGATATGTAAACTTGACTTCTTCACCCACTGACTTGGCGCGCAGATTTAAAAACAAATATTCGACATCGAAATAGGGCAGTTTCGTTACATCGACACCATCTACACATGCGCTAATTGCATCCTTGATGGATCGAATGATTGAATCCTGATCTTCTGACTCTACTGCAATAAGAAGAGCTTTTTCTTCTTTAACTAGAAATGGGCGAAATGTTACTTCTTTTCCCGTTGAGGGAATATTAATTGCAAACTTAGGCGTAAGAATTTTCGGTAGCGGCATAATATAGCTCCATTATAAATTATAAATTAGAAAGGAAATATCGTCTTTTGGGCAACTATTGTATTTCTACCACCAGATAATAGTTGAGAGCCTGTTGCTGAAAGTGCGCCGCTTAGCCCTTGGCCCTTTATCAGTGAAAACGCTGGCGCAAATCGATTAAGCGTATTAATTCCTCCTCGTATCAAATTGGATATACTAGCATCTGGGCGAGCATCAGGAAATTTAACATGCTCTTCTTGAAAATATCGATATGTAAATTGAATTGTTAATTTGCCATAGCTATCGTCGCCCCATGATAGAGGAACGTCAGCTATATTAAGAGGAAATGGTTCCAATAGTGTAACACGATACGCAAAATCTATTTCGCGCTCCTGCTGCTTTCCAAAAATATTCAATCCAAATGGGTTAGTGAGAACAGTGGTATCAAATCCAACGGCCTGAGCTATGCCGGTCAATTCTCCAAATAATGATCTAGGGCTACTACGTGTGGATTGCATCGATGGCGATGTGCAGTATGTATGAATTTCAATTGATGCGCCCTTTGTTCCGGTGTCATAGTAGCCAACATCAAATGGAGCGTGTCGCGCGACTGGCTGCCTGCCTCTGCCCATCGTTCGGCTTGGCCCTAATATTGAATCCTGCCATCTCATGAAAAACTCGCGCTCGCGCATGTCCTCGCTTAAAATTACTGTAAGCGTTAAGTCTTGAGACAGATATGCATAGGGAATCTTGCGTGTCGGCCCGTAATATCTCTGATCGTGAGTTAGCACATTTCGCGTGGGTAAAGAAGCGGATTCAATTCTAAGAGAAAGAGTTCTAGGAATAGATGTCGTGTTATCCGTTCTCAGCGCCGTCGGTGGTGTTATTATGACCATAAAATATGCCGGCTTCGCAAAGCCCGTTTCGTGCATATTGGCTACGAAGTTTTTTAGATTGAATTTATTACCACTCATCGAATCACTCCGCTATTAGTCGATTTGAGAAATGTGTCATTAATAGATTCTTTCTTTGCTTTCTCCATATACATCATTTCTATCAGCCTTCGCAAATCTATCTAATGGAAGCATTATGGCCATGTTCCATTCGGTAGGATCGATGCGAAAAAATCTCGACCGAAGATGCGAAAATAGATATTGTTTCACACAAGGGCGAAAGTATTTTAATTTAGACACTCCATTAAGTATATCATATGATATTCGTATCTTTGTATTCTCGTCAAGCGTGTCACTTGTGGTATAGTCATATAACGCATCCATAAGGCGCGCTCGAAGTCTGGGCGAAATATAATGTAAATTCAAGCCATAGAATCCAGGTCCCGATCCAGCTTTACCCGACATTACACTGGGCTTAAATGGAATTATCAAAGGAAATCTATCATAATATGGCAGAGTCTCTTTAGTCTTTGGGTCATATGAAAATAGATACATATTACCCAGCATTGGATATGATTCATATCTAGTTTTATCAGACTTCAATAGAATTTGTGGCGAGCTTGTTGTTGTTTTCAGGGCTTGATTGCGGAACCAAGTTGATGACGCCTTTTCCATGGAAGGCAAAATACCTAATTTTTCGCCTTTTGTGAGAATTGGTTCGAAGATATAAGCGGCCATATGTACCTATGCATATAATGTAACTAGCTATTTATCACTTCTTTCCGAACAATTCTCGCTCGGTAATCACCATAAACTTCCATCCCCGATCATTACAGTATTCAGTAGCCGCTTGCCATTTAGCATTATTGACGCCATATGTCATGACTTCGGTAACATATTTTCTTGTTATGGGCTGACTTTTCTTTCGAACTGTCGGAATCTTTGTCTGCGCCGCTGGCTTTATTTCTATCATATGAATTGTCGCGGGGCTTGAATCGCGCTTAATCTTGACAATAAAATCGGGAAAGTATCGGTGGACTTTACCGTCCAGAGGAGATACATAGGGTATAGCCAATTCTTCGCTTGACCATTGCACGATACTGGAATTTTCATCGAGATAACGCATGACGCGAAATTCCCACAATGATCTATAGATAATATTTGTGGGATTACCGTTATACTTACTGGGGTTATGAGGAACAAATCTTCCTCTATAATATTTCATA